GGTACAGCCCGCCATCACTGAACGGGCTGGTATCGGAGTGAGGCACTTTATCAGCCGCGCCGTTGCCGTCAGGATCGAACGGTTGATAAGCGCAGCAACGAGGAACCAGGATCGGACGCAAACGACCTTCCAGCAGATTTGCAATAGCCCGAAATGCAAGAACGGAAGGCGATCCACGACGAATAATGATGTCGCTGAACGTCGCCTTCCAGATGCCTGCGTCCGAAGCCGTAACTTGCGTCACGCCCGACACGCTGGAAGGGCCTGCGAGTGTACGCGGGGCAATATTGAACGGGTCGCGCTTCGGTTTGAGCACCGAACGGGGCCAGAGAATGGTTGCCATTACATTTTTCTCGCTTGTGCGTCTGCCAACATGGTCGGGAAGTTCGATTGAACAGCCTTGGCGCTTTGCTGCACCGAAACCTGAACAATTGCACCTGATGCAGTCTGAATGCGCTGATCGGCAATCTGGGCCATTCGTCCACTGTCATCCCGCAGAACAACGTTGATGGTTTCCGTGCTTCTCGCCTTGTTCACCATCCCTGCGCCGCGAGGAAGGACAACTTCACCACGCTGGAGAATGGCCGGAATTTCGCCCGGCTGAAGGCCAGCAACGCCGCCGGTATGGTAGCGCTTTGCACCGGCAAAGACCGACGGCGATACTGCGCGACCGTGACCATATCCGTGCGTACCGGCAACGCCGCCACTATGCAGAATGCCGGGAATAATAGCGCCGCCGAAAAGACCGCCCTTCCCACCGCCAAACAAACCGCCACCGCTGAAGATATTGTTCAGCGCGATGTCGATGAGCTTGCTGGCGACTTTCTGGAGCGCATTCGCCAAGGCCTCGGAAGCGCTGGCGCCATTCCGCAGGTCATCAATGAAGCCGCCCAGAAGGTCTTTGCCCAGGTTGGCAAACTCTTTCGCCTCCCGGTTCAACTCCTTCTGCTCAAGCTTGTAGGCCCGCGCTGCTTCCTTCATCTGGTCGTAGGCCGACACACGGCTCTGTGCGTAGGCGATCACGTCATCAACGGTCTTACCGCCGCCGAGGATCGACTGATTTGCCGATATGGCCGACTGTGGCAGAACTTGGCTAACCAACGTGCCGCTCTTCGCAGTCAGAACCGAGATGGCACCTTTCGGACCGAGGAAGTGGGCAAGCTGAAGCGCAGCTTCATTGACCGATACACCAGCTTGACGAAGGATAGCCGCATTCTCGCGGGCATATGCCTCAATCAGCTTCTTGGAAATCTCCGCATCATTTCGCAGCGCAAGAATTGTCTGATCCGACATGTTCTTGGCGCGATCCGGGAAGTTCTTCTTGAACAGATCAAGCCAAGTGCTTTCGATGAACTGGCCGAGGCCGGTTGCGGAGGAAAGTGGGTTCTTCGCATTGGCGCGCCCGCCACTTTCCGCCTTCACAACATCGCGGACATACTTCGCAACGATATCATCAAGCTCATCAAAGCTATCCTTCACCTTCTTGCTGCGAGTTCCTCCTGTGCGCCGTTCACGCTCTGGGGCAAAGCTTTCCGGGTTCGGGCGCTGACCGGGCGTCGGTATCGTCTGAGCAACACGGATACGGTCTTGGGCTGCCTGAAAGGCACGATACGCATCATCCCGTTCTTCGCGAGTGGTCGCACTGCGCAGAGCATCGCTGTATGCCTTTTCTGCCTTTTCCATTTCGGAAAGGGCTGGGATCGCGATATTTGCAAGCTCACGCACGGACTTGGTAAAAGCGCTGACATTGTCAGCCTGCCGCTTTGCAGCAGTACCAACGCCGGTAATGACGCCTGTCAGCGTTTCGAGCTTCGACTGAACTTGCTCACCAGCCTTGCCGGAATTGATGATTTCACGAATGATCGCCTTGATGCTTTCAGGCGTACCGGTCTGGTTTTCGATATCTATCAAGCGATTGATGAACTTGCGGATATCAGGATCGCCGTTTTTGATGCCTTCCCGGAGGTTATTGAGAGCGCCCTGAAGCTCCTGAATGGTGTAGGTCGCGCCTTCAAACTCTCCGGCTGGTATCGAGGAAAGCTGTTCATTGAGTTCACTCGCAACGCTAGCAATGGTATCCTTGTACTCGCGGATGCGCTCTTGGATGTCGAATGCCAGTATCTGACGACTTTTGGCACTGTATTCTTCTGCCCCTGCTGCGGCTTCCCCATAGGCGTCTTTGATGCGCCGGATAAGTTCGGAGTGGCCCTTCAGCACTTCCTCCGCATCTTTGGTATCGCTGCCGAGACTGGTGAAGTACTGGTAGGCCGCGCCCGTCAAGCCGATGATCGCAAACGACGCCAAGGAAACAGGGTTAAGCACCGATGCAAATGCACCGCCTAGAAGCTTGACAGCGTTGATCACGCCGCCGCTTCCCTGAAACACCTGCGCGACCTGCCCACCCTGTTGCATCATGACAGTGAACGGCGATGCACCGCCGGAAAGGCTGGTTGCGATGTCATTCAACTGAAAAGACAGGTTGGCAGTGGCGGCACGGGTTGCGCCGATGGACATAACAGCCTTGTCACTTCCGTCCTTGAAGGACTTGGCAACATTATCGTTCGCCTTCTTGAAGCGATCCTCAACGCTCTGCGCTTCCTTGGCGGCACGGCGAGCAATATAGGCCATTTGCTTCTCAACCTTAGCCTGAGATGCTTCAATGCGTATGAGCAAGGCGGCAGCATCGTCAGCCATGGTTCAATCCTTCCAAGTCGTCATTCGAACCCGGCAATGCCGAGTTCGCTCAGAACTTCGTCGCTATAATCAGGTGCTTTGTCTTCCGCGCCGTTCGCCTTGGCGAAGCCAGTTGCGCAGCAGTTAAATTCCCACAGCGTCATGTCATCGATCTGCCGAGGCGACAGACCGAGAGCGGCCCCAGTCATGTAGAACTGGGACCATCTTGTTTTTCCGTTCGGGAGCGGCGCGCTGCTTTTTCCGTCCCCGCCTTTAACTCCCCCGGCTGATCCGCCTCCTCATCCCACATCAGGAAGGAATGGAGAATTGTTGCAGCAGGAACGGCAAGGCTGTACGGGCTGGCTATCTCTAGCGCCCGGTCGATGGTTCTCTGCGCCTCGCGCTCATCCATGCCGCCACCGATCAGGCCTAACCGGATCGGTTGCAGAACATCGTCAATCTTCCACTGAGATGTCAGAAGGCGTGTGAGGATGACGAAGCACCCGGCATCCGAGCGCTGTTCAAGCGCCCGAAGCTCACCAATACCGAGACAGAAATCATGCTCACCGGCGGGCCATACAAATGAACGGGCTGGCCGCATTATGGAGCAACCTTAGCGGTACGGGTCGGAACGCCGTCGAACTGGATTTCGATATCAGCGCTGACCTTCTGGCCTTTTTCGACGGCATTGTTGAGGTTGACAAGGTAGGCAGGCCCGGTTTCATATTCCGTATCACCGACAGCCGCCTTGACGTGCTGGATGCGGATATTCTTCACCTGACCGTTGTACCACCAGTCCATCATCATTTCGTGGCTCTGGGCTGCCCAGATGCCATTTGCCGATATGGTCACTTCCGAGGACTGCACAGCGCGCTCGATAGCGGAAGGTAGGCTTTCGTCGTCACAATCCTGCGGAACTTCCGTAGTCTGCATGTTGTGCTGGCGGCTGATGCCGCGCTGAGTGAGGCCGCACACCTTCGTGAACGTCCCGGCTGTCTCGGTCTCGACTTCGAGGATGAAATCAGGGAATGCGGCTGTGATCGGCTTGGTAGCCATGTGCTTTCTCCATGCGAAAACGGGCCAGCTATTCGCCAGCCTTAAAAGGGCTTGAGGCCCGGTTTCAGGTGAATGGGCTTATTTCGCCCGGTTACGGCTCTTCAGAGCGCGTTTTTCATCGCGTGATGGGCTTTGAACCTTGGTGGCCCAGCCGTTCGACACGCAATAATCGATGAAGTCCTGCGGACGTTCCTGCGGCTCTGGTGACGCCTTCGCGTTAAATGAGAACCGACTTTGTGGCCGAGACCAGTTGCATTCGACCTTGAAGATTGCCCATGCCATCACGCTATCTCCACTTTTATCTCGACTTGGATAATTCCATGCGAGGTCAGGCCATCGGGGTCAGTGACGACTTGGCAATAGGGAACTGTCATTTCGACAATTGCGTTGTCGGAAAGGGCTGGCGTATCCCGTATCAGCGCCTTTTTCACACCATCCGTGATGTTCTTGCATTCTCCCTTGCCGACCGCCCGCGACCATACATCCAACTGGATTGTATGTGTCTCTGCTTCAATGCATTCGGCCCCATCATCTACGATGTCCGATGGCCCAAAGCTGACATATGGAAACGTCGCATTGTCTGGTACGCGGTCATAAACACGTCCACCTGCAAGTGTCAGAACCTCCGGGACGGTGCGCAATTTCGCGTATAGGTATCGCTGAAGCTCTTCGGAGATATTCACGCGCCGTTTTCCCTCTTAATCGCTTCTCGGATAGCTCGCGTTACTCTTGACCTGACACGTTTCTTGTTTGCGCGCCATGAGCCAAAGAAGAAGGGCTTCGGCCCCATTTCCTGGGTTCCGAACTCAAGCAACCGTGCAAGCTGAAACTGATTTCGGCTGCCGACCCGCGTTTTCTCGCTGCCTGCAAAGATCACAATGCGCATGGTGTTGTATTTTCGGTTCTGAACTTCACCGATCACCATGGAACCTTTCGGCGCATCTCCCCAGGTCCAGCCGATGGTACTGGCCAACTCGCCAGTGTCACGCGGAACCCGGCGCTTCATCATGTCCACGACTTCCTGAGCGCCCTTCTCCATCGCATCCGAAGCGGCTTTGCGAATTGCTTCCGGTATCGTTTTGGTCAGCCGTTTCTCAAGGGCTTTGATGCCATCCACCATGACATCACCCCGTAGCTACGCCACTTTCGCATGTGAGCGAAATAAACTGGCGGTTAACTTCGTGCTCTATATCTCTGATATTGAACGATTTTCCGGTGCGAACATCCCGAAGCATCCAGTCCGTGGATATAAGGCGCGTGTTGGACGAGTTGCGGACCCGGATAACCTGCGTGTGCTTGCCTTGAAGGCGGGCGGCAAGGACGCTTTCACCGCCTCTGAGGTGGATGAACTCAGCGCGGGTCTGGAACTGCTCGACCCATTCTTGGCCGACCGTGTTGCCCATGCCGTCGTCAACGTCTTCACGTTTCAGCATCGCCACCTGGTAGTGAAGCTGACCCGATCCTGCTTTTGCCATGGTCACACCTTTGGACGCCGGAACGGCCAGATAAGCGCCTCATACGCCGGGTTGCTGTCGATGCGTGGGCCTTCAGGGTCGCCACGGTACGAGTACATCAAGCCGACATGCATAAGGATTGCTGCCTTGAGAGAGGCCGGAACTTCAGCCGCCGGAACGCCCGCCGTGTATTCAATCGTCACGGCATCAGGTCGGGAAACTGTGGCGGGCCACGAGTTGCCGTAAGTGAGCGTGACACTCGTCCCGCACGTGTAATCCAGCGTCTTATAGGAGGCCGCTGGAACGGTTTGTTCCACATTGGCGACGTCGAAGTACTTCACCGATACAACGCTCGCCACGGGGCCATTACGGAGCCGCAGAAAGCTATCGAACGAACAAAAAGACTGCTTCCATGTCTGGGTGATAAGCGACATGTTCAGCGTTCGCTCCAGATGGTCGGTAGCAGCCTGAATAAAGCGCGTGATCTGATCGTCATCATCGGTAAACCCGGAGACAATCAGATGCTGGCGCGCTTCATCCAGTGACACCGGCGTCTCGGCTGGCGCTTGTGTGCGGACTGGAAGCAGCATCGATTATTCGCCCTTGTTCTTGTCAGATGCGCCTTCGGCCTTGTTCTTGTGCTTCGGCTCGGCTTTCTCTTGAAGGACGCCGTTTTTCACGAGGTGCCCGACATCATTTGGCGATGCAGTGCGCACTTCACCGGGCTGGTAAAACTTGTCGCCCTGATGCTGTCGTTTGACATCGTATTCCATTGCTCTCTCCTTCGGTTCAAGAAACGGGCGGCGATAACCGCCCGTCGATTTGAGCCGACCGGATTACGGGGTCTCAGGCGCGTTCACATCGCCGTAGATGAACGCTTCTGGACGGTAGACGGCCAGAGCAAGACGTTCTTCTGCGAGGATGGTAACGAGGTTCTTGATGAAGTCGTCTTCGTTCTCGGTTGCGACTTCGACGCGAGCCTGCCAGCGGTCGAAAATCTGCGCACCCAGCTTGAATGCACCGGTGAGGAACTTGCCTGCGGCCATGGCCTGGGTCGTGACAACCGGCAGACCCCAGAGGGTCGGAGCAATCGTTCCCTGCGGGTTGCCGATGATGTAACGGCCCTGGGTGTCCTTCAGGAGTTCGATCGAAGTCCAGTCAATCGGGCTGAGAACGTGACCAGTCGCCGGGTATTCAGCCAGAGCAGCCTGAAGCATCGCCACACGAAGGCGGTCAATGCCGGTCACGGTCGCGGGCATGGTCGTGCCAGCCGGGACAGCAAAGGCGGTTGCCTGCGGGATGATGCCGAGCAGGTTCTGGCCAGTGCCATCGCCGTTGAGAAGCTGGTTCTCTTCGACATAGGCCAGACCGTACAGGAGACGCTGATCGATGATCGAACGAAGCTGGGAAATGTCGGAAAGCACCTGACGGGACGCCTTCATCCAGTGTGCGATGACCTTGGCAGAGGTCGTGATCAGTTCAAACTGAATGTCGGAACCGGGCTTTGCAGCACCTTCAGCGACAGGAGCGGCATTGTTGTTGAAGCCCTTTTCCTTGACGTATTCCAGCGAACCGCCGTCCATCTGGCCCTGCGAAAGCAGGTCACGGATCGTGAGACGACGCTGGGGCAGTTCAAGGATGCCCGGAAGGCGAGTGGTCTGGATCGCAGCTCCAACTGAACCGGCGGCGTTCGTGGTTGCCGTGGTAAGCGTGGCCTTGGTCTGAATGTCGATGCGTCCACGAGGGTTCGCCTGACCGAGAAATTCCTTGACCTTGTCGTTCTCAACGAACTGTTCGCCAATGGACTTTTCACGGTCGCCTTCGCCACCGGAACGGGCTGCCTTCTGCTCGAACTCGTCAAGGCGAGCCTTGAGTTCGTTCATTCCCAAAAGGGCTTCGTCGGCTTTTTCCTTGAGACCGGCACTCATGTCGCCGTTCTTTTTGGCCTCGTCCAACGCTTTTTCAGCCAGTTCTTTGACTGTGTCATGCTTGCTATCGAACTTCTGCTTCAGTTCGGCGGCCAGCGCTTCAAGTTCACCCGCTGCGCCTGCACCGGCACTCGCGGTGAAGATAGAGCCAGCAGTGGCGTGATCCATGCCGAAAAATACGGCCACAGCTGCAAGCGCGAAGCACGTCAGTGCGGTGAGTGCAAGCACTCGATTGAAACTAATCGTATTCATGGGTTTTCTCCAGATGGTTGAAAGTTCGGGTCAGTCGCGAAGAAGATTGCGAAGCAATTCGACCCGTTGATCAGCCTTTTCGCCCTCTGGCTCACCCAGAACGGCCTTCGAATAGCCGACAGAGGCGATCTGCACGGCCATGCTTTTGGGAACCCCTGCCTCACGCAAGATGTCCTCAAACTCTTTGATCGGCATGGGGTCGCCATCGCGCAGACGGCGGGCAAATTCTTCCATGCGTTCGGATTTCACTGCCTCGATACGGGCGCGGCGGTTGGCTGGGAAAGACACTGGCGAGATTTCGCGCAGGTCCAATTCCTCCAGGTTGCGCACATTGCCGTCTGGCGTTGCCTTGATCTCGCGGTAGCCGATAGACAACCCACCGATTGCGTTCGCCTTCATGAGTGCATGGACCTCGCGGGCCTTCTGCACTTCCATGATAAGGCGACCCTTGCCCCAGAGGCCCTTTGCGTCTTCGGCAAGGTCTTCCCATATGCCAATCGGCTCGTTCGGGTTGTGCTGCCACAACATGAGGACGTTGGTTCCCTCACGCTTGTGCTTGGTAAGGCTTCCGGCAAAAGCCCCCGGCATGACGCGCTCGCCGTAGCTGTCCACGTTGCCATTGACCGAGCCGTAACCCGTAAAGGTGCCGTCTTCCGACAGGTCTTTAACCTGTAGGGCAAAGTCTTTGGTTTTCATCGAGATTTATTCCTCGTTGTCGGTCTGACGTGGCGTCAGTTCTCGGTCTTCACCGGCATCGGTGATCGGAACATTCTGCATCTGCATACGCGGTACATCGCCGCCTTCAACCGGCGGGTAGTTTTCCAAAGACCTGACCTCATTGATGGTCATGGCCCCGATAGCGGTCATCTGCTGGTAGAACTTCGCCCTACCGCCGCTGTCGCCGCGCAGAAGCCCTTCTTGGTTAAATTCGATGATGATCCCGGCGGCTTTGTCCGCTGGCGTCAGCAACTGCTTTTCGAGCGCCTGTTCGATGCGCTTCAGACGACGGCGAAGGGTGAACTTCTGGAAGGCAAGGGTCTGCTGCTCGATACCCGATCCCCAACTTGTCGATTTCGAAGTGTGTCCGACCATGTGAGGCGGGACGCCGAAGAACCGGCAGATTTCCTCAACCGAGAAAGCCCGCGTTTCCAGCATCTGGGCATCTTCTGGCGAAATAGTAAGCTGCTCCCACTCGGTTCCGCCTTCAAGCACGACGGGCTTCCCAGCGTTTCCGCTGCCGATCTTTGATGCAAGCCTCTGCTCTGCCAGCTCGCGCTGTTCCTCTGTCAGCCACTTCTCGAACTTGAGCACGCCTGATGGGCGAAGACCGTTCTGGAACATCGACCCTGCCGTGCGGTCAGCAGCTTGAGCGAGACCGAACGTCCGGCGTCCAAAGTAAAGTGTTGATGCACCACCCAGCGGATTGCCACCAAATCCCCGGATATGCAGGATTTCTCGGTCAGTGGCTTCGTTTGCTTTACCGTCCTCGGTCCATCGATAGACCAGACTGCCATCCGTCTTCTTCTGAACGCTCATGAGCGCCGGAAGAATAGGGATGAGAACCTTCACCTTCTTGTCGGACCGAGTGACCCGCGCGTAAGCGTTGCCCCAAAGCTCCACGGAAGCTGCCATGAAATCCCAGAAATCAACTGCTGTCTGGTCATAGTTCGGGCTGTCGTGCAGAACGTTGTAGAGCGGGTGATCGCTTGCAGGCTCACGCGATCCGTCAGCGTTGGTCCGATAAACCATCAAAGGCAGTGACGAAATCGTGCCGGAAATCAGGTTCACACACGCCCAGACAGCCGAAAGCGCCAGAACATTGCGTTCCGTGATGATCTCGCCCGCACCGCCGATGCTATCCGCTGGATACCAAGCGTCAGGTTCACGAACGGTCAGGTTCCGCTTCACAGGCGTATCGCCAACGAAACCATTCAGCATCTTTCGCAATAGGTTCACGCTGCACCTGCCAAGCTCTTGAAGTAATCGTCTATGCCGTCATATTCGGCCTCTTGCTGGATGAACCAACCGAGGGACATAATGAGCGCTACCGCTCCGTCGATCTTGTTCTGGGGCATTTCCTTGCGCGGATAGACGTTCTCTTTCGCGTCGTAATGCCCGACCACGTTGCCGATCATCCAGTTCATCACTGCATTGCCGGTATGATGGATGCGGCCTTCGCGCATAAGAGCATCAAGCGTCTTCGTCGCCTCGCTCATGGTTGCGACAGTCTGCCGGTATTCTTCGGATGGCATCCCATCCCGCTTGAGGTTCTGGATCATCTGCTGGGCCTGCCAAGGATCGGTAGCAACCGCCTGCAAGTTCAAGCCGGGCGCTTCTGCCCGAATGTCATCCTCAATGATGCTGAAATCGATTGTCTCACCGGCAGTCGCGGTAATATCACCCTGCAACTCCCAGCCGCGATACATTGGATGACGATCTTCATCAATTGCAACCCGTGGTAGGTAAAAACGCGGGAAAATATAGTAATGTGCCTTCCCATCTATCAACCTGCGGTATGTATTCACGCGGGCTGCAATATCGATCTTGCTGGCGAGATCAAGGCCGATGACGCATTCATCTTCGGTAAAATCTGCCTCATCCAGCGTCCGATCCTCGCATTTCCGCCACCATTCGGTGTCGAACAGCGCCGAATTGGCATCAACCCACACATTCAGGTGCTTGGTGAGGTAATTCGCCCTCGCCGTCGCGACCTGCCGGGCCTTTGCTGCCGTCTGCATGACAATCTTTGGATCGACCGAGACGCCCCAATTCGGGTTGGCCTTGCGCAAAGTCTCCTCTGAAAAGGGATCGTCGCCCTCATCAATGGTGTAAATGATCCCGAATACAGCTTCGGCAGCCTCTCCGCTTACGTGACCGGCCAGAACATCCAGAACGAACTTCCGCACCTCGTAGCAGATACCGTGCTTGTTGCTGCCCGCCGTGGTGATCATCCAAAGCATCGACTGCGGACGCTTGCCGAGACCGGTTTCCAGCACGTCATAAACATCGCGGTTCTTGTGAGCGTGAAGCTCGTCCACTATCGCCAGATGGATATTCAGACCATCCAGGGTGTGACCTTCTGCCGACAGTGCCTTGAATGCACTTGAGGATTTCAACTGCACAATTGCTTGCGCCGTCACGTCCACACCGAAGCGATTGCGGTATCCTGGCATCTTGCGAGCCATGGCTTGCGCATCTCGGAATACGATACGGGCCTGATCGCGGGTTGTGGCCGCCGAATAGACTTCGGCACCTGCTTCGCCATCCAGCGCCAGCATGTAAAGACCCACCGGAGACGAGAACGACGACTTGCCGTTACCTCTGGGGACCTCGACATATACCCGGCGAAACCGCCTGTTGCCCTCAGCGTCAACCCAGCCGAATGCCGTGCTCAGGACGAATACCTGCCACGGCTCAAGGATCATGAGATCGCCACGGGAAGCAGCAGGCCCTTTGATATGCGGACAAAGCTCGACAAACCGGCACACCCGATCAGCCCGAACAGCATCGAAATGATACCCGGCTGGAGGATTATCCAGATCATTCAACTGTCTTACGCATGCCTGATAGACATATTTGCAAGCCGGTATTGCACCCGAAACTACGCCGCGAGCGTATTGATGCGCCTTCTGCGAATAGTTCAATGCGCCCTACCGTCAAATTCTGCGAATGGATCGTCTTCCTCGCCCTCGTGGGGCTGGTAAACCTTCGTTCTGTCCACTGGTGTTGCACCGAGCGACGAAAGCGCCATGCGGTAATTCCCGAAGAAGCTGGCAGGCAGTTCAGCGGTATTCCCGTCCATAATATGTGCTCTCATCAATGAGACGATTTCCACCGCGCCCCGATCCTCGAAGGTCAGCCACGGCAATTCGTCTGCAAACGTGGCCCACGCTTTCTTTGCCGTCTTCGGCAGGTAATCCGGGGCCTTCCCCAGACCTCTCCCTGACGTGATTGGTTCGCTGCGGTGTTTAAATCTCTGGGGGTCGTGCTTGTCAGCGCCGGTCAGCGCCGCTTTTGCAGTCGGCGTTCGCGGTCGTGCCATTTCAGCCCTTTGCCTTTTTCTGAATTGCGGATGCGTGTAAATGCCTGGCGCACAGGTCTACAGCCGAACGCGATCCAGACTTTTCACCGCCCCCGCCCCATGCTGTTTGCTCCATATCAAGCCACAGAGAGCGATTTGCGAGTTTTGCAATGCGTTACAGCCAATCACCCCAAACGCTTGTCAGCGGTCAAATATGAAGGTTTCTATCAACCCATCGATCTTTGGGCGCTGTTGGGTATCCATCCAGTCCGACGATGCGATGCTCTATCTTCTTGCGTCTGATCAAGTCAGGGCTTCGATAGTGAATGCGCTCGATAGACTGGCATGCTCCATCGTGGCAGCTATCACATACTGCCCATAGGTTAGAGGGTGAGAAGAACAGAGCCTCATCACCCTTGTGTGGTATCAGATGGTCGCATACTGCGGGTCTTAACCCGGTTGCGCCCTTCTCCGATCTACCTTCTCTCAGGATCACACCGCACATCTGGCAGGTGAATAGATCACGGACGAGGATGGACCAACGTAGCTTCTGCCATCTCGCTGTCTTGTACCATTGCCTATAGGGCTGTGCTGTATCTCGGTCTGGCCTGTGTGCCCTTCGCCTATCGGCCATCGCTGATCCTTGGCTTCATCGTGGATACGAGAGGCTTGAGGGTTTTGATCTTAGCCATTCGGCCTCGTGCAATCTGGAATGAAGTCCAAACTGCCTTCGTGCTCGGTAAGGTCCTCTACGGTAGCGTCACGCCATACGGGCTGACTATCTGGCATAGGCAAAAGCCCATGTCTTGTCCCGAAGTACCGCCGTTCCTGCACCTGTAGGACGACCCTGCCATCTATGTCTGCACGATACCGGCGCTTTCCTGTTAGCCTGACCATCTCTACCCCTTCGCCTTAAGCTCTGCTGCTACTGCTGCCTCGGTCTGGTGATCCAGGTATGCGTCGAGACAGCTATGCATGGTCTCCCGGATTTCATCGGCCTCATCCGTCTGCCCTCGCATGATCGCGGCTAGGTGATGGTGCCGCAGTCCTACGATGTCCTGCCATGTGGCTTGCATGAACTGGATGGGCTTGGGCATGGCTCACGCCTTTTCCTTCAAGCTCTCGTAGTACTCGACGGAATACACGGTCTGACCAGCTTCCCGGCGTCGGGCTATCTCCGCTTCAACATCTTCCCGCAAGCGCTCGAGCATGACCGAGTATTCCTCAAGGCCAACCATCGGCAGCTTGTCCATCGCATCGATAGGACGAACGAAGTTAACGTAGTCGTGGGCATTGTTGCTTCGGTAAAGGAGCACCAAAGCCCGGTCGATTTCCGATTGCCGCATATCCGTTCCTCTGTTGGTATCTTCCGGGCCTGCGCCTTAGCCACAGTTTTGAATTTCAAATCACTTGCGCTTCATTTTTTGAGCGGCCACATAGGTTGCTGTTATCTGTCACAACAAAGGTACCTGAAATGACTTATGAGCACCCGACACGAGAACAATTGCGTGAAGTTTTAAGCTTAATTCATGACATAGCCGCAGAAGCGGGAACACACGAAGGCATCCCTACCAATGTTGACCAAGCTCTCGACAAGATCGTCTCATTGGCCCGATACGAGATGAACGTGATGAGCGAGAAATCACTGCCCACCAAATAGAAAACCCCGCACGATGGCGGGGCTGACTATTGATCCGGCATTTAGATATTTGCATTATCCTGATGAAAACAGGAGGGCAGCATGTATCAGATCAAGGTATTGGAACTTCTCGAAGACGGCACATCACGGCCACATGAGTTCACCGAAATGGAAACTGCTCAGGATTTCGTTAGACACGCAACCTTCGACTTGAAGGTCTGGATAGAAAAGTACGGTATCTTTGATCGTGAAGACTTCCTGAAGCTCCGGTCTATGCCGCAGGATGAAGCCATCCCATTTTAATACTGTGCGGCACTCTCTCCGCCCGTCACCGTTCGCGTTTGGTCGCCTGCTGGCCCACTGCGGCTCGTTTACGGTTCTGACCGCACCTGTATGCGAGACATTGATCCCTCAACTTGCTCCGGGTTCTGAGCCAGCTTGCGCTATGGAACTCAGACAGGCCGTTAGCCTCGCATTCCGTTGAGGCGTTGCCTCGAATAAGTTTCACCGGGATCACTCTAGACTATCTGGCAACAGCTTCTGAGGCTAACCCGGTGCCTCCGGTTCCTTGCTGACTACTCTGTGGATTTGCCAGCCACAGCGACCCTCAGCAAAGCATCAGGCGTGGAGGAACCGCCCATTCGTGCCGCTTTCGCGGAAATTGGCGCTGTGGGAGGATTTGCACCTCCCGGCAACCGGTTGGACATTCGGTCGCCTGCTACTTGCACCCGCTTATGCCGCCTTGCGCCTTTCAGCGTACTTCTGACGGCGTCTTTCGTTTCGGGCTCCTGCCCAGTCAAACGCTCCATCATCCGGTACGATGAATGGTGCAAATGCATCGTCTTGCATCAAATGCCGTCTGCCTTCTTCGCTAACCGCACCGGCTCCGACTGTACCTGAAATATGCTCGAAAATAGGGCCAACTGGCAACAGGGTAAAATCCCACATTTCGTCATTGAGCGCTTCGCCCCGCACAAGATGTTGATGGATTATCTCTATTGCCCGTGTTTTGCGCCTTCTGCCGGTTTCTTCGTGAATGCCCTCTAGGCGGCACCATTTGGCAAACGATACATTCTCTGGCCTGACCGTTCCATGCTTATTCTTTATCGGCACATAGAGACATCCGGCCTTTGCTCGCGACCATGCCCAGAGGCAGCGACGGTTCTCAGGAGACGCGGACAGGGTAATCAGGTTCATCGCCAGTTCCCAGTCAGACACGTCCTTACGGCTGATTTCGTCGCTTTCCCAGAAGCTCCAACGGAAATCATGGTGTGGCCCTGCGTCCTTCTTGTGAAGCTTTGAAGCCTTGCCAAGATTTACCTTCTTACCATGGCGTTTAAGCACTATGTCCTTCTCTGGCGGATGAGACCATCCAGTCTGATCATTCTCGGTCTGTGGCGACATACCGGGCAGCCGTTGCCCTCTCAGCTTCTTCGGCTTGGCGTCATTCGGCAACTTCTGATCGATTGCAGCGGCGCGAATGAACAGATCGATGATTTCAAGCTCGGTCATGCTGCCATCCTTCTGTCATCGAATAAATCACCTTGGGCTGCGTTTGGCCCAAACCTTCTCACTACACGCTCATAGAGCATCCCGACTAAGGCAAATCGCTGATGGGGAAGGTGTTTCGCAATATACTGTAATTCTGCTACCGGTGCAGCATCGAAGCACTCCAGCCATTCTATCGGGCGGTTCTCCACGATAGAGTTGCAGATGCTGACCAGATCGCTGACAGCCCACAGTAAATGTTTGTCGATATACCCCTGATTATTCTCGGTTTCCGCAACGGTAGAGAGGACCATCCTAAAATGATCCTCCCCTTTTGCCTGTATGATCCGGCTCATTGTGACTACGGCCCTCGTTTCCCGAATGCCAGGATATGAGCGACCGTCAACGATGGTTATGCCATACTCTGCACAAAGATCAGGAATGCGAGGGTCAACTGTCATATGTACGCCTTCCCTCGCCTTACGACTTCGTTCTCAAGCTCGTCTCGCGTAGTCTCGAAATCCCGGTGCAGGATCGCAAACCCGCCTTCAAGCTTCCAAGCCGTGGTGTTCCGTTCGAAATCATCAATCAGAATGTCGCCACGCGAATGCATGAAGAGCGGTTTATTGCGCCCGCCCATCACCGGGAGAATATGGCACCGGGTCGAAAGATGCTCTCTCACCCATTCCCGCTTCTGTCTGGCGACATGGGCATAGTTCGATTTCGGGCAGGCCGTGAGAATGATCGGATCAAGCCACGCAATCCTGTCGAAGAACATCTTTGCGCCTGGGCACATCGGCATGTCGCGGAAGTATGACGGGTGAGCATTGATCGTGGCCCACATGTCATCGTCTGCCATCCCACGATGATCGACACCGAACAGAGCCGGGAAGTAGGCGTCAAAGTCAGCCATGACGCCATCAAGGTCCAAGTATACATTTGGATGTCTCATGCCGCCGCCCTTTTCCGTTCAACCTTTACCGCTTTACCATTGCGATAGATCGTTCCATCAGCACCGAATACCTTCTCGCGCTCTGTCGGCTCCATAGACATCGTTTCGCCTTCGCGTAGATACTTCCCATTCATATATGCAAGAAGGTGTGTGAGCGCTTCTTGTGTGGCGTGAAGCTCGCTTGTGTAGATGATTGGTACACCGCCATTGCTCAGAATGGGGCTTGGACGTGCATTGCGGGCAAAGCGGAGCATAACCCACCATCCTCCATGAACTTCTCTCAGGTACGCTGCGAAGTTATTCATGCCGCCCTCTTGGTACGGTTATAGCGGGCGCGCTCACGTGCTTGGTGAAGGCGATCACACACTTGCGGCTCCGTCAGGCCCATAATCTGGGCGATGTCGAAAGTGTCATGACCTTGCTCGAACAGTTCCACCACTCGCGATTTGACGGTCACCCCGACCTTGCCGCTTAGTATCTCATCCAGTCTGGCTGTTCCCATTCGCATGAGACTGGCAATTTTGTGCCGACCCATCCCCTGGTTTCTCATCTCGTGGATGGCGAAAATATCGTCCTCGGTAAGTTCCCGCTTTTTACGGATAGGCTCGCGCTTGATGCCATGCTTTTCAAGGGTTGCGAGTACCGTGGTGTGATCCCGCTTGAACTCCCTGCCTAGAAAAATGACTGACTGACGCCGCGCAAGGGCAGCAATACAGATTGCCTTGTGCCTTGCCGTCTTCACAGGAAAGAAGCGACTGTGGCCTAGGATATCCCTCGGAGTAATTTCTGTACCATGACACACCGCCTTGATGATCGCTTTCACCGGGATGTTGTAGGTCTGAAGCTCGGCACTTACCGTCCCGGTTTCGTCAAACTGGCGCACAGCTTCCAGCGCGATAAGATCGACCGGGTTAATTTCTGGGTTGGCATCACCCTCTTGATCCATCTCGATCTGGACTGGCTTATTCGCGTCATCGATGGCCTTCTGCTCTGCCGCCTTCTTGGCGATATAAGCGCGGGCTGCGCGTTCGGTTCTGGATGAATAGGCTGCGAAACCCATCAACGTACCCTCCCTACCTGCTTGAACGGTCCTGTTTTCGCGTTCGTTATTCTGTCGAGATTGAAATCGTTGCCGTTGGTTTCTGATGCTGCCTGAAGCCGTGAAATCGCCGCCTCATAGGCATTTTCCTCTTCGGTCTGCATCTTCATCGCGGCTCGCGCTGATTGCCATTTCTCGGTCGCTCGCTGGCGCTGTTCTGGCGTCATGCCGCGCCGCTTACGATCCTTGGCTTGCTCCTCAAGAATGCGGCGTTCTTTCTGGTCACGTGCGCGGGCTTCCTTGATTGGCCGCATCACTTCATCAATCTGGATGCGAAGCTCTGGAGGTGATGGCATCCATCCGTGACCGAGCGAACCGGCCATTATGTTTTTGACCGCCGTATCAAGCCCGTGCTTTGTGACGCCATCCAATGCCATTTGATATGCCATCTTCTCAGCCTCCGGGTTAGCGAGAGCGCGCGTAGGCAAGACGGACAGGCCCGCCATTGCTGCGGCTTTGTCCTTCGCAGTCGCCAAGGTCCAGTAATGATCCGTTGTCGCTATCTGGTTCATGGAGAGGTCCGTTCTGCCTGTTGAACTCGTCAATCCACATCTGTTGACGCGGGTTTGCTGGTCGGCTGTGCGGTATCGCCTTCATTGCCGGTTCATCGGTCCAGCATTGGCCGTTAAGCCATGTCGCCGGGTGCTTGGTATATTCCGGGTTCTCGCCGCTTCTGGCTGCTGCGTACCGGCGGACGCCGACAACGATTGTTTCTAGATCGGTAGCCTTGCGGGCTGATCGGTACGCCTTGAGCGCCTGCCCCTTGCCGACCCGGCGCGGATAGATCGGCCAGAAGTGTTGCTCGAACTCGGCTTCGATCTCGTCCTGTACCGGCTTGGCTTTACGCCTCGGTGCCACTTCGCGTTCGATTGCTTCGGCTGCGATAAGCGCCTGCTCGATTGTAAGGCCATCGGAAAGCATCCGGCGGATTGCTGCTACAACGCTCATGCTGCCGCCCTCGTCTGAATGTTCCAGTCCAAGAGAACCGTCTGAACGTCGCCTATTGATCTGACTATCGCGTAAGGCACTGCGTTCTCAGCGCACCAGTCTTGCCAGTCGCGTTGTGCTGGCGATGTCGATCCCTTCCCGGCTTTGACTTCGAGAAAGGCCATCACGCCGCCCTGCCGAACTAAAACGATGTCGGCAACGCCTGCCTTTACACCGAGGGCCTTGAGCATTGCGCCTGTCTTGGCGTCTCTGCGCCCACCATTTGCCGGGTGGAACGCTCGCACGGTCTTCGGAAGCACTCGGTCCAGATAAGCCATGATGGCCTTGTGGACCTGTAATTCTGGCTGGTTTCTGCTCATCTCAATACCTCGCCACTACGCATGAGACCGGCCCGAAGATGAGTGCAACGGCAATCAGAAACCAACCCGCATTGATCAAGATGCTGGCTACACGGACGTTCATGCGAACCTCCGGGCCGGGGCCTCTTGCTGTTGCTTCTGGTAAAGCGCGCTGCGCTGAAAAATTGGATCGCCCATTAGAACGCCTGTCTTGGTGCGGTCATCAAACCGTGGGCGCTCTGCCATTCTTGCTTCGGCTTCTGCTTTACGCTTGAGCGCCGCATCGCTTGGCTGGCAGACTTCACCGATCGGCATAGAGGCTCGTTTTTCTTTTCGCCTCTGCGCCCCTCTTGCTAGGCTGGCGGCGTAACTTTCCGGGTTTCCAATCCGGTAAACCACGTTAACGCTGATACCGAGTTCGACAGCTATGCTCTTCTTGGAATAGCCAGCCGCAAGCCTTTGTTTAATCTTGGCTGTTATCGCTTCTTCACTCGGTTTCATCGGGACGCCTCCATGTCGTTCGGATGCTTCGGGAAGCGCATCCATGCAACGGGCTGTTCACCTGTAGCCATGAAGTTCCAGCGACCGCCATCTTGACCGTTCTTCGGCAGCCAATAGCTGGTTATGACTTTGCCGCACTTGGTTGCGACAAGAATTTTCTCGTGTCGGTAGTCACGGCTGATGACTTCCTTGTCCTTCACAATCCGAGTGGTAGACACGAACTCACCCAACGGGGCTTGAGAAATGTCGAAGTTCCATCCTTCCATCACGCGGCGATCCTGTTCAGAAATGCTGTTGTGACCTATCATTTCACTTCTCCCGGTGCTGGAATGTTGAACTCTTCTTCAATCGTCGGATAATCGGCCAACTCCGGGCAGACGCGATCCGCTAGTTGATCGGCCTTATCTCGAAGCGTAACGGCGAGACGCATTCGTCTCCGCAGCGATAGCCACCTGAGCAATGCGAGCGGTTTTGGCTTTGAACGCCTTCGTGCGCTTGCCTTCCTCTTGGAGTTCAGCGCGAAGCCGAGCAGAACCCTCTCCCATGTCCGTCTTGACAGGCTCGTTATAAGTTTCATGGTCTTCTCGCAGGGTTAGGCGCGTCGCCTTGTAATGATCGGCGGCGGCGTCGTTTCGCTGGCACATGTCGTCATAAGCCAGCATCAGCTTGAGCAGCGTGTCGCCGCTAACGTCAGTCATAGTCCGCCACCGCTGCCAGATACGCTTAGCCATGGACGGTTCGATGCCAGCCTTCGCGGCAACGCGGTCTCTTGCGGCTGTCCATGTATCGGTCGGCCCACGATGGCTTTCATCCATCAAACGCTCCAGCCAGAAGGCTGCACGTTCATTGGTTGCCATACCTTGGGTGTCTGCAAGCGCATGCATTACTGAAACGCTCCGTTTGGTGGTGTTGGAATTGACATGCTTGGTGTCGAAAACGACACGTCTGGTGTCGGACATGAACAAGGGTCTCCTGCTACATAAATGGACGTAGCAGGCGACGTTCGGTTGTCTGACGAACAGAGGAACTGAAGTGATGAAGATGAAGCGGATCGCACGAAAGGAATGGAAGACCGATACGGGCGTTCAGCTAGTCTTGTGGACTTGGCCGGAACATGTCGCGAGAAAGCCGAAGGGGATAAGCGTTGCAGCGCACAATCCTTTCGATCCTTTCCGGTGATGTCCATTGGTCTGGTCCTTTGTGAAATGGGTTGCCCGACGCTCTGTCATGGAGTGCTCAAAGCGTCGGGCGGTTGCTCACCTGGGCGGGCGGTGGAGGCTTGGGGAACCCGGTGGGCAATCAGTTATCTGCTGATACGAAGGCGCGTTACGTTGCTTGGTGCGTCGTTCTCGGCCAAGCCGCCGCCTTGGAACTCAAGTACGCCACGTGCGTACTGATCCAAGACACGCGTAAAAATCTTCTCGATACCTGCGGCCTGCTTTTCAGTGAGGCCACCGTAATTGATGCAATGAGAGAGGACGCTTGACGTAAACATCAGGCTCTTGTCGCTCTTATTCATTACAGTGATGAGCCACTTCATCACCGTGACAGGATCGTCACCATCCTTGGGCGGAGTGACTTCGATGTACTCTGGCTTGCTCATGCGGCATCCGTTTCCTGTGGATTTGGGTGTCGGTTTACGAAATCGGCGTAATCAATACTGCCGCCATCGCGCGCCACAGCTTCGATCAAGGATGACCAATGAGCTTGGGGGATTGTCCCACGAACTTTCCATCCCTGAACCGTGGTTACGGGCTTTCCACAAGCCTGCGCCGCTTTGGTCAGGCCTCCAAGCTTGGTGATAACGAACTCGGCTGGAGAGATGGTCATCGGTCATTCCGTGCTGTTGAACATGCTCTCTTATACGCATGAAACGTAAACATGTCAACGTGGAAAACGTAAACGCGATATGCGTAACGTAAAAAAATGACAAAGCACCGATTTTCAGTCACTTCTCACTTCAGATCGCTCCGCGAACGTGCGGGCTATTCGATGGATGACCTCGCCAAAGCGATAGGATATGCGCGGGCATCAAGCATCCAACGCTATGAGGACGAGAACGAGTTCAAGAAGGAATATCTGGCGCAGGATTTGGCGGATAAGCTTTCTGACGCTCTGGTTGGCAAGGGAAAGCCACCCATTGAACTTGACGAAGTTCAGGCCATGGGAAATCGGGATGCTCGCTCCCGTCTTATGTCTGATCGCCCTAAGCCTCTTGTCTCAAGCTTTGACCCAGACGAACCGGATGAAATTGAAGACGAAACCTTAACCTTTGGCCGCGAGACTGGTTTCCGTGGAGCGCCGGAGGGTACGTCACCTCAGATTGACATCACCGGCGGCATGGGTGCGGGCGGGCTGTCTATCGTGAATGAAGGTGTACCAGGTCATAAGGGAATGACATTTGCAGCCGAGGCGGTTTCGGACTACTGGCGACTTCCGCCTGCCGTTTACACATCACTCGGCCTTCATCCACAGGATACCGTATTTATACCGGTGCAAGGCGACAGCATGTACCCGACCCTTGAAGAGGGTGATGTTGTCGTGGTCGACACCCGACACCGGTGGCCCTCGCCTGACGGCATCTATGCCATCCTTGATGAAATTGGCGGCCTTGTTGTGAAGCGCCTCGAAGTCTCGCAGGAGAATGGCGAAAACATCATTCGCATCATTTCAGACAACACGCGTCACCGGATCAAAGAGAAGCGACCTGATGACGTTTTCATTGTTGGCCGGGTTTTGCGGCGGTTCGGTGTGATCAAATAGCCTGTTCGGACAGAAAGTCCTCAATATCAATCTGTGGCGCTTTCCGGCGGCGGGTGAGCGCTGCGTTCTTTGCGTGGTGCTTCGCATCCCACGACAGATGACATTTCTGGCACAGTGCGCGGCACCGTTCAGGGTCAGCATGAGTTTCGTCATGATCCATGTGCGCAATGGTCAGAACTACCTTGCTTCCAGTAATGGGATGAGGCTCGCCATTCACTGCTTCACAGGCCGGGAACATTGGCGTTCCTTCACAACGATTTTTGGCTCGTTCAATTAAGCTTGCGCGAAACTTTTTCCATTCCTTTGAATGAGTTCCGCCGCCGATATAGTTCTTCATTTTCTCTGGTTTTATTGGCATTTTCAGACCCTTTCCCAGATTTTAGACACACCTCTGGCTATCAAGACGTTCACCTTCATACGAGAAGGGTTCCGTCGTTTGCAGTCCACCGTATCGCGATGAACCGGGATGCCATGAAGTCTTAGTATCCCTGCCTGCCCTATTTCCCCGGTGGGCCAGTCCGTCTCCATGCATGAAGGCTTATATCGGCAGTTCACTCTCTCAGGTCGCATCCAAACCAGTCGAGCGGCGTCTAACCCGCTAAGACCGCCTCATCAGCCTGGGATGAGGAACCGCTGTGGATTTCATGCGCCGGGTGATCGGTGAAAACGGGTCAAATCCGTAAAAGACCGCTTCTTCTACGCTTAGAAAACACACGATCTTGGCGGGAACCTCCGAGCAGACCCAAGATATTGTGTCATTCAGCGCCCCGAAGCGATCATTTCGGTTGTGCAACGTTCCTTATTTTGCTACACATATCCGCGACGAAGACCGCATTCAGGCCCCGGCAGCATCACCGCTCCGGGGCTTTTCTTTTACGTCACGCACGTACGTGATGCAAACATTTTTACGCGGTCTACGTATTTTTCCCTTGCATCTACGTTTTTCGCGTATATAGTGGGCGTATCAAAGCGGTCCACGAAGAAGCAAACGCGCTGATCTGGACCGCAAGATTTCACCAAGGGATCGAGCGATGTGTGAAGCAGCTCTGAATACTGATGATCGCATCTTGCTGAAGGTGCCCACGTCTTCGGGCTGGGAATGGTTCGATCCGATGTTGGTTCGCGGTGCCACGTTCTTCGATGTGGCTAACGAGGCAACATACCGGAATGCACTGGATATCGTTCGTTTCGATGGATCGACGCTTACCGGCGAGATCATCAACGAACGGGCCGCACCGTACTTTTCTGGCGATTTCGATAACCCGCCTCTGTGGGTGAAGGACACGCCTTTCTTCAAGCAGATGGCTTTCGAGGAGGAAGAGGATCGGCGCAATCAGGTCCGCCACGAGCGGTCTTTCAAATCACCATCGATCTATCGGGGAGTAGCCTGATGTTCTCTGCACTGATGATTTCCACGGCACTGTCCGTCGTACCAGCCACCCGTCCACATGATCCGCATGTTGGGTTTGTCCTGATCGAGAACCAGGTAACGCAGCAGATCGGGCCATTCTGGGACCGTGATGATTGTGAGTTTGTCGGCAAGGGCATCGTGAACCACGCCTTTGATTTGATCTTCCGGCCCTACCAGACCGGACCAGATGAGGCGCTTCGTCTGATGACCACGGAAGTTGTGTGCCAGCGGAGGGCGAAATGATGGCCCAGACGCTCACATGCTCGAAGTGCTCTGGAGAAGGGCCAATCTACAAGTCCAAGTACGGCGGGAACGATCCTGACGTATGGCGGGTAGGCCCATGCACAGAGTGCGATGGAAGCGGTAACGCCAAGTGCGAAGCGCATGGATGCGACGAATACGCTGTTGCGTTCAATGACGATGGAGAAGCGCTTTGCGAACTCTGTCTAGCGGACTGGATAGCCGAAGAATTTGAAGACGATTGCGGAGGCTTCTGATGCCATCCCCATTCGATCACCTAATCACCATGGCACTGATCGTCGCTTTTATCGCGCTGTGCCAGAGCAAGAGGATGAGGCCGTGACTGAAGAAGAAGTAAAAGCATTCCTCGAAGCCAACCGTGAAGACATCAACGCGCAGGTGAAGCAGCGCCTGATTGACGGTCTTTTGCAATCGCACCGGTGGGAAATGTCGGACCAGATTTCCAAGGTCGTAGGCGAGTTCATGGCCGAGGAAGTTATGCCGGAAGTGAAGAAGTTTCTTGCATCCGAAAAAGGTCCGATCATCGAAGCTGCCATTGGCGCAGCAAGCCAGATCGGCGACATGCTTACGCAAGAAATGGTCAAGAAGGCCGCGAAGAACATCGGTGAAGGTAGCTACCGTTACCGTGATGTTTTGAAAACGATTTTCGAGTGAGGCGACCATGCGTGACCTTATCGAAGACGCTCTTAGCTTCATCGCCGTTTCGGCATTCATCGCAACGTTTGCAGTATGGGCCGGGTATCTGGCCGAGAAAGTGTGAGTGACATGACAAACGAAATCATCAACACCCACGATCTGGCCGAGCAGGAATGGGACGGCCACAGCGAGCCACAGGACGTTGACACCGACATGGTGGCGACGAAGGAGCCGGAAGGCAAAGGCATCGAATTCCACGTCTCCATGCGCGATTACACGATGCGGGACATGGAGGCGCTGATCGTTGAGGCAGCCGCGCGTACCATCGTCGGACGGCACAATGACCACCAGTTGGCAAAGGTCATCGAGGCCAAGTGTATCGAACAGATTACGTCTAAAGCTGACCACGCACTTTCCAAGGTCACTGCGGAGATTATCGACCAGCCGGTAACCCCGAAGTTTCCCTTCATGTCGAAGGGAGACGAGAAGCCTGTCACTATGCGGGAGTTCATCTCCCTTACTGGCCAAGCCTATCTCACAGCTCGCGTTAACAACGCTGGCGAGGCATCTACCGACAGCTGGAGCACGAAGCCACGTATCCAATACCTTGTCGAGAAGTACATGGATACCGCATTCAAGCGTGAGATCGAGAAGGCCACGAACCTTGCGATTGCCGAAGTCCGAAACGCCATCGAAGCACAGCACAAGGCGTTTTTGGAAGCAGAGAAAACGCGATTTCGCGAAGCGCTGGCAAAGGTAGCATCATGACCGCCTTCCTCCAAGTAAGCGGCAAGCCCCGCGCCCAGACGATCCACGTATCCGGCCACGACAGACAGAAACCGGATCGGTTCACGCAACAGGTTATCCAGACAGCAATCCAGATGCAGAGCGAACTAGCAGCCGAGAACGCTGAATACGTCCGCGCTCTGGAAGTCGGGCTGGCAGATTTTTCGGGAGAGTGATCGTGACCAAGATTGAGACAGGTGGACCGGCGTTTCCAGTTAGCATTCCAGGATGGGGCGATAATGGCGCAAGTGGCATGACGCTTCGTGACCATTTTGCGGGGCTGTCACTGGCTGGTTTGTACGCAAGTCGCGACCTTCAAATGGCAACCCTTCATGATGCTGGTGGCCTTGGTAAGGGGAACTTCGAAGAAGTGATGGCAAAGCAGGCCTACCGGCAAGCCGACGCCATGATCGCAGCCCGTGGAGGTGATCGTGACTGACACCTTGCATCAGGACGAACTCACCTGGGATGGCGGCAAGATCAGCCAGCAAGGGATATACGCAAAAATACCGATGAGCGTTTATCACTCGGATTGCTGCGTTGGCCCGTCGATTTCATCCAGTGGCTTGCGCGAGATTGCGCCGCCTGATGGCTGCCCGTTGAAGTTCTGGGACAATAGCTATCTGAACCCGGATCGTGCGCCACAGCAAGAGAAGCATCATTTCTCGCTTGGTAGGGCAATTCATACGCTTCTGCTCGGTGAAGATGGCTTCCGCGATGAATACGTGGTTCGTCCAGCAGAGTTCGATAGCTGGCGCACAACAGCGTCCAAGACGTGGCGCTCGCAGAAGCTGAAGGCCGGTAAGACGGTTCTTGAGCCAAATGACTTGGTTGTCATTGAAGGCATTGCTGATCGAGTAGCCAATGATCGGTCGTTTATCGAACATCTGGACGGTCGCGTAGAACGGACGATTATCGTTCGCGATCCGACCACTGGCATATTCGTCAAGGCTCGCCCGGATGCACTGCCAGCCGATCAGGTGATTGCCGACCTGAAAACCACTTCGGACGCCAGTGAAGACGGCTGCCGGAAGTCCATCAAGAAGTTCAACTATCACATGCAGATGGCCCTTGCTGGCTCTGCATTAGAGCTTCTGACACGTCGGCGCATCACTGATCATGTGCTTCTGTTTGTCGAGACCAAGCGGCCATACGCCTACAACATCAAGCCGGTGGACGCCCAATACGTCTGGCTTGGTGCGCGTCAGAACCGGGCCGCTCTGGATATTCTGGCGGAATGCCTAAGCACAGGTGTGTGGCCGACCTATTACGGTTCCGGCCTGACCGCTTCCCCATCCGATTTCTTTGAAAAGCAGATCGAGAACGAACCTTCGATCCCTGCGGAGGCAGCATAACTATGAGAATAGAACGCGCAGTACGCGAAAAGACATTCACGCTCACGTCGATTGCTGGCCCTTCTGGCTCTGGCAAGACTTATAGCGCCCTGCTCTATGCTCGCGGCCTTGTCGGTCCAGAAGGCAAGATCGGCTTCATCGATACCGAGAACAAGCGCTCACGCTTTTATGCGGATGTGGCAGGTGGCTTTGACGTTATCGACCTTGACCCGCCTTTCACATCAGCCCGGTACATTGAAGCGATCAAGGCTTTCGAGAAGGCCGGATACACTGCCATCATCATCGACAGCATTTCCCACGAATGGGAAGGCACCGGCGGCGTTCTTGAGCAGGCTGAAGCTATTGAACAGTCGAGCAAGCGCCCCGGCCTCCATTGCTGGGCAAAGCCGAAGGCAGGCCACAAGAAGCTTATGAACGAGCTTCTGCAAACCCGTGCTCACCTGATTTTCTGCTGCCGTGTGAAGGAAAAGGTTGTTCAGGCCAAGGGCGAGAATGGCAAGAACGAGATCGTGAATGAGGGCTTCGTCGTAGTTCAGGAGAAGATGTTCATCTACGAAATGACCGTCTCGCTCATGTTGGCGGAAGGCAATCATATCCCGACTATCCTGAAATGCCCCGGCGACCTGCTTCACGCCTTTCCTGAAGGCAGCAAGATCACACCAAAGATCGGTGAGGCGGTTCGCGGCTGGAGTGATACCGGCAAGGACATTGACGAGGCATTCGAGCTATCGAAGCGCGCCGGGATGCAGGCTGCCAACGGCGGGATGAAATCTCTTTCCACATGGTGGGGAAGTCTCGACAAGGCTGATCAGCACCGTCTTGCCAACCTGAAAGACACGCTCAAGTCAGTTGCCGAAGCTTCTGACCAAATGCGTTCCGACCAGATGGAAGCGGGCGGCGGTGATGTCGGTGAACGTCTGGCCCATGCCAAATCCATATCCAAGGGCGCTGAGAGCGGTGAAGGCTTCAATCGGGAGTTTGTGACCAACCAGCTTAAGACGCTTTCCAGCGAGCCGGATGCGGGCGAACAGGGCGTGTCTGAGGAGGTGACTACGCCGAGCAACGAAAAACGCGACCTGATGAAGCTCATTATCCAGTTGGTAGCCTACACGAAGGATTGCGACACCGAGGATAAGAAAGCGGCTACGAGCGCACTTTGGGATTATGTCGAAGGGTTTATGAAATCCAGCGTCATCAATACGCCGGAAGGCATAGAGATCGCCAAGAAGATCACCCGCATGTTTGTCGGTGTTGTGCAGGACTACAACAGCCAAGCATCCGCGATGGAAGACGCCTGCAAGCTGATCGGCACCGATCCGGCGCAACTGGATGAGGTGGAATGATGGCAAGGCGCGAGTTTACGAAGGAAATCAAACGCGCCGCTCTGCGCCGGTCACTCGGTAAGTGTGAGGCCATTGGAGAAATGTACGGCTTCAAACCGGGCCAGCGTTGCAATGCGCCTCTGTCTGTCGGTGTCCAGTACGATCACATCATTGCCGACAGCATCGGCGGTGAACCGACATTGGATAACTGCGCTGCGGTTTGCGTGTCATGTCATGGGTACAAAACCCGCACGGTTGATACGCCACGAGCCGCAAAAACCAAGCGGATGAGCGACAAGGCCAAGGGTATCGTTCGACCGAAAGGCACGATCAAAGGACAAGGCTTTGCCAAGTCCGAGAAGTCGCCGCGCATCGACAAAAACGCCCTTCCCACATTGCCATTGTCCCGACTGATGCAGTCAGGGATTGCGAGGACGCGAGCATGAACGACAAATCTCACCTTCTCCGCTTCGGCTATGCACCGGGCGAATATGGCCATGGGCAATGCGTTGACTGCGAACAGAAATTCTTCGGAGACAAGTATGCTCGCCGCTGCGAGGCTTGTGCGGAAAGCCTGTACTCGCAAGTGTCATCTGTCGAAGCCGTAGCCGACAAGCATCGCGCCATGACCACCCTACCGGAAGAAGCCGTGAAGGCGGCAAAAGACGTTCTGTACTACGCCAATCCGAATGATGTGGAGCGCGCCCTCACCGCTGCTCTCCCCTTCCTCCCCGTGCAAGTAGATGTGAAGAAGCTGGAGTGGACGAAGGGCGTTGTCGATATAGCGTCCCCGCATCCTGGCATGAAGTATGTTGCTTGCAGCACTACGCCGAAAGGATCGTGGGCATTCTGGCTCGATCATGCCCCGGAAACTCGTTCTGTATTCACATCGGAAGAAGCCGCCAAAGCCGCCGCACAGGCCGATTATGAGGCTCGCATCCTCTCCGCGCTTGAGCCATCCGCAGCGCGTGCGCAGGCGTTGGTAAGCGAAGAAGCTGTTATCGCTCTTTCCAATTACATGCAGGCTGATGCAGACGGCACTATGGTTTTGGTCAGCAGACAGGCCATTGAAGAATGTCTTCCAACGCTCCGCGCCGCCCTCCATCCAGTAGCGGATAAGCCCAGCGATGACGGAGCGCAGGGGGAAGGATGGCTGCCAACGCATCGGCATAAGAAGCGGGGCACCGCTTATTCGCTAATCGGCATCGGAAAAATGCAGGCCGACAATTGGCAGGTAAGCCGAGAAGGCTTCGATAAATCCATAGATATGGAAGAAGTCGCCATCTATCGCAGTGTCGATGACGGTTCGCTTTGGGTTCGTCCGCGTGAAGAGTTTGAAGACGGTCGCTTCGAAACTCTCCCCACTCCTCCAAGCAGTGAGGTGGCGTGATGAGCGGCGGCGGTTACATCATCGAGAAATTGCCTGTCACTTTGGAAAGCGGAAAGCAGGTTATTCGCTACCATGTCATGGATCGCCATGACGATGAGGTGTGCGTTTATGCCGAACCCGCCGAGACAGAACCGCAACTTCGCGATCAAATGTGGT